CTAAACTTGATCCAGTAGGAGGATATCTTTCTGGTAAGTTTGGTAAAGAAAAAGCAGAAAGTCTTGTAAACGATTTTCTATTCTGTTATGGTTAATGCATGGAGCCTATTGGGTTCTTTATTAAACGGCACACTTGATGAGGATTATCCGATTATGACAAAAGAAGGAGTAGATGGACACGGTGATGTCCGTGAGGTTAAGGAGAAGAGATTTGATGATGAGTCCAGCCAAGATTTTTGGAAAGAAGATGGTCACAGTGTAGTGGGTAATCCTATGCCTGCTCCACCTGCAAATGATACTATCACTTTTGGTAGTGACACTGTTATAGGTGCTGCACAACCTGTAGATTACGCTAGTTATTTTGGTGCTGGAGAGGATAGTCTAAGTTTCAGTAGTGCGGAAGAGAGTGAACAGTGGGTAAAAGATCATGGTGGATATGAATGGACGCCTGGAAGTGCATGGCCACCTAATGTGGAACTTGCTGATGTTGATGATCAACGGTCACATCATTTTGGAACTCCAGAGGTCTTTGGAAATGATTACACAATGGAACAACTAGAGAATGATAAGAAGTATCAAGAGGCAATGATGCCTGGAATTGAGGAGAAGGATCGTAAGTACATTTATGAATCTCCTGATGGTGGTAAGACTGTGTATCGTAGGTTGCCTGGGCAAAATCCTATGGACAGAGAATTAGTACCACAGACTGATCCTAAAGCTGGTGTTCGACATCACTCATTGGCTGATGCTGATATGAGAGATCATGTTGGTACATCTGATAGAGTCTTCTACAAATATAAAGAAGATGTAATGTTGGATGAGGCTAAGAATTATATTGCAACCACCTATGGTTCGCACTATACTAGTACTGATGGAATTCAAACATTAGATCTTATACAGGGTATTGGAGATGCTGAGGCATTTTGCCGATCCAATGCCATCAAATACCTTTCGAGGTTCGGCAAAAAGGAAGGCAAATCAAAAGTTGACATTTTGAAAGCAATCCATTATTGTACACTATTATACCACTTTGCTGGTCTACATGATGAAAACTAAAACTCCTATGAAACTGTCTGATAGAACTATTAATTTACTGAAGAACTTTGCTTCTATTAATCAGTCTATTCTATTCAAACAAGGAAATCAACTGAGGACTATCTCAGTTATGAAGAATATCCTTGCAGAAGCCAACATTGATGAGGAGATCCCACAGGAGTTTGGTGTCTATGATCTTAGTCAGTTTTTAAATTCTCTTGGATTATTCCAAGAACCAGAACTTAATTTCACTGGCGAAAGTTTTGTGACAGTTAAGGAAGGTAAACAAAGATCGAAATATTTCTTTGCTGATCCTAGTGTAATTGTTTCTCCTCCAGAGAAAACTATTACTCTACCATCAGTGGATGTTGAGTTTACATTGAAGAGTGCTCAACTTGATAGACTTCTCAAGGCTGCAGGAGTTTATCATCTAACAGATCTATCTGTAGTTGGTGATGGTAAGGAGATTAAGATGGTAGTATCTGATCGTAAGAATGATACTTCTAACGATTTCTCTATTGTTGTTGGTGAGACTACAAAGACTTTTGGATTACATTTCAAGGTGGAGAATATTAAGATTGTGCCTGGCACATATGAGGTTAAGATATCTAAGAAGTTGTTATCAGAATTTAAATCATCTGAATATGATCTTACATACTACATAGCATTAGAACCAGACGTTACATGGGAGGACTAAAATGAATTCATCAACACCAATGTTGGATCTACTTCTCATAGGTCTTGTGGTAGGTTGTGCAGTTATTGCTTATGAAAGGAGATTTGATTAATGGAAAGGGTAACAAGAGAGGATTTTATCAGAGAGTATACTGAATATACCGTCAGTAAAATGGATGATACTACTCTTCGACAAATAGCACAGATTAATTTGATGGCAAATATCAACCCAGAAAGTACCTATGCTGATTGGGAGGATGCTGTTGCACAGATGCCGACATATAATACTGCTGAACAATTGTTAGAGTTGATTAAACCATTTATGATGCTGAGGAAACCACCAGATGCGTGATGAATTTATATGGGTTGAAAAATATAGACCCAAAACAATTGATGACTGTATACTCCCAGAAACTACTAAGAAGACTTTTACGGAGTTTCTAAAACAAGGTGAGATACCAAACTTATTATTGTCAGGCCCGCCAGGTATAGGTAAAACCACAGTTGCGAAAGCATTATGTGAAGAACTTGGTGTTGATTATTATGTTATTAATGGATCGGATGAAGGAAGGTTCTTAGATACTGTGCGAAATCAGGCTAAGAATTTTGCTTCGACTGTATCTCTTATGGATTCTGATAAGAAACATAAGGTTATAATTATAGATGAGGCCGATAACACAACTCATGACGTACAACTCCTCCTCAGAGCCAACATCGAATCCTTCTACAAAAATTGTAGATTCATCTTTACCTGCAACTTCAAAAACAGAATCATTGAACCCCTCCATAGCAGATGTTCAGTCATCGAGTTTGGAATCTCAAGGAAAGATAAACCAGCAATCGCAGGACAATTCTTCAAACGACTTGTATCCATCTTGGACAACGAGCGGGTTGAAACTGATAAGAAAGTCCTTGCCGAACTTATCAATAAGCACTTCCCAGATTGGAGAAGAGTCTTAAATGAATGTCAAAGACATTCAGTTGGTGGTAAGATTGATTCTTCTATTCTCGCTAGTTTTTCGGATGTAAATATTCATGATCTCGTTAAAAATCTCAAAGAAAAGAAGTTTCCAGAAGTACGTAAATGGTGTGTCAATAATCTGGACAATGATCCTTCTGTACTTTTGCGTCGTATTTACGATGCTCTTTTTGTATCCCTTGAAGGCCCTAGCATTGCTGCTGCTGTTCTCATTATTGCTAAGTATCAGTATCAAATTGCGTTCGTGGCTGATCAGGAGATAAACTTACTTGCATGTTTAACTGAAATTATGGTGGAGTGTGAATTTAAATGAAAGTATCAAAACAAGTAGAAGACTCTATAAAAGAATCGATTAGCAATCTTCGTAATGCATTAGCCTTTGCAGCAAGAACTGAAGAACCATATGTTGCGAAACATATTGCGGATAAGATTATGGATTTAGATACACTTATTCGTGTCAATGAATTAATCTCACATCTAGAGGAACATGAAACAAGAACTGATTAGAATTTTAAAGAAGTATGCTTACCGTCACGGTAGGATTAAACTTTCCTCTGGTAAAGAGAGCGATCATTATGTTAACTGTAAACCAGTTATTCTTACAGGTAGAGGATTACAATTAGTATCTGAGATGATGCTAGAACAAATTGATACTCCTTGTGTTGCAGGACTTACTCTTGGTGCCGATCCTTTGGTGTCAGGGGTTACTTTAGTTGGGAAGGGTGCAGGTTTAATAATTCGTAAGGAACCTAAAGGTCATGGAACTCAGTCTCAGGTAGAAGGGCCATTACCACCAATGGGAACTTTCATAACTGTGTTGGAAGATGTAACCACTACAGGGGAATCTGCCATGAAGGCTGTTGATGTTTTGAGGAATTTAGACTATAATGTAAATCGGGTTGTAACTATAGTGGATCGTCAAGATGGAGCTGTAGAATTTATGAAGTCTCAAGGTATTGAACTTCGCAGCCTTGTTAAGTTAGAGGAGTTGATCAGTGCCCAAGAGGAAGAAGAAGTACGCCCCGTTTAAACTGGACTGCTTTGGATTCTTAGGTATACTATTAATTATTAATGGTATAGGATCACTAATCTTTGTCTATTATGCAATTATGGAGTTAATGAAGTGAGTAAACTATCGAAGAAACAACGTCATCAAGTTAAATCTCGATGGTATTATATTTTCTGGGGTACTGCAACCGTGACAGTATTTGCTGGCCAGATGTATGTGGGTAATGGTTTCCGTAGAATGGCGGAGAGTTTTGATAATGCATTAAATGCTCCTATCTTATTGGAATTTGGATTTAGAAGACACACAGGACGCCCGTTTATGCCATCACCAGATGTATGGGAAGAATGGGAAGAAGAAGGTATGTGGCATCCTACTGATCCACCACAGAGGGTTTATTGATGTTACTATCCCCTGCTGATGCCAAGTATGCAGCAGATAAATTCATTGATTACTTCTCGAATACAGGAAGGATCGATGAATATTTGCGTACAGTTAAGTTGGATCGTATTGCGACTCAACCTATGGCATTGCCTGGATTTGGGCCTGAAGATGATCTCTTCACAGATTTTGATATGCATCCCGACGATATGGATATCAAGATCTATAATGCTGGAGACAAGGGTGGATTCAGTAATGAGTATTTCAATGAAAGATTAGAAGTAACTACTTCTCATGCCATAGAGAGTTCTATTCCTGGCAAATCATTGAAGTGGATAGTAAAGGAAGGTAATACAGATAAGACTATTGGGTTTGTACGGTTCGGTTCTCCCACCATTAATTCCAAACCAAGGAATGATTGGTTGGGTGATGTACCAGAATTGGGTCGGTTTAACCGCCATGCTATTATGGGATTCATTATTGTTCCTACTCAACCGTTCGGTTTTAACTACCTTGGTGGTAAACTTTTAGCAATGTTATGTTGTTCCCATAAGGCTAGGGAAGATCTTAATAAGAAATATAATGCAGATATTTGTTTATTTGAGACTACCTCTTTGTATGGATCAACAAAACAAAATTCACAGTACGATGGATTAAAACCTTATATGAGATATAAGGGATTGACTGTTAGTAATTTTACTCCACTTCTTCATGATTCTATTTTTAGAGATTTGAATAAGTGGTTTACTGCCAGAAATAATGATAAGTGTTTGGTTAAAGATGATGCTTCTAGTAGAAAACTAAAGATACAAACTAAGATGATATCTGTTATCAAGAAATCTTTAGAAGATGAAACTAAATTGATGGATTTTAATGAGGCTATTGTAGCTGCAAAGAATCTAACAGAACAAAAACGTTTTTATATGTCCACCTATGGTTTCAAGAATTCTAGGGAAGTTATACTCGGAGAGCAAGAGACTCTTGAGAAGGCTGAAAACTACGATAGATTCTCAGTTGATCAGATTATTTCTTGGTGGAGAAAGAAAGCTGCTCGTAGATTCGAGAGTCTCAAAGAAGATGGAAGACTCAGAACCAAGTTAGAGACTTGGAATACTAACCCAGATGAGATTGATATCATACGATGAAATATACTGTAGACATAGAGGCAGGTAATGCATTTGCAAAGTCCATACCTATTGCTAGTCATGGATTTGGTGGTGCATTTAGAGTACCATCTGGATATGAGAAACCTGTTTTAATATCTGGTGCTGATGGAGTAGGTACTAAAATTAATATTTGTCAGGTTTCTGGTGACTATACTACTATTGGTATAGATCTAGTAGCAATGTGTGTTAATGATGTGATCTGTAGTGGTGCGAAACCATTATACTTCTTAGATTATATTTCTACTCAGAAGATAGATCAAAATCTGGGTCAGATAATGGAGGGTATCATTAAGGGATGTGGGATAGCAGATATAGAATTAATTGGTGGAGAGACTGCTGAACATTTTAGACAGAAGAATTATGATCTTGCAGGATTCTGTACTGGTATAGTAGAAGAAGGGGAGTTATTAGATGGCAGAATGATTAAGAGGGGTGATAAGATTATAGGTTTTGCTAGTAGTGGATTGCATAGCAATGGTTATACTCTTATCAATGATATGTTATGGAGACATAAGATATACTGGAAAGATACTCCTGAGTTGCTTACTCCAACTACGATCTACTCTCCTATGATTCAGAGGTTATTGGATGAGGTTCCTATCTTAGGTATGGCACATATCACTGGTGGTGGTATTCCAGAAAATCTTCCACGTTGTATTCCTGATGGATTAACAGCACATGTTGATTATAATTCTTGGCCGTTACCTGAAATATTTCAAAAGATAATGTCAGCAGGTGAGATACCAGAAGAGGAGATGAAGAAGGTATTCAATCTTGGTATAGGTTTCTGTATCATAGTACCACCTGATGTTACTATAGATGCCGAAATAGAATCATGGGAAATTGGAGAAGTTCTATGAGACTAGGAATCATGTGTTCTGGTGAGGGAACTAACTTTGAGAATATAGTTCACTCATGTCCTGATCATGAAGTTGTATTGATGATATACAACAAGAAGAAATGTGGTGCAGAACAAAGAGCGAGAAGATTGGGAGTACCGTGTATTCGTATAGCCAGTAAACAAGAAGATTTAATTATAAGAACATTTAAAGCCATGAGTGTAGACCTTATAGTCATGGCAGGATGGATGAGAGTTGTTTCTAAAGATTTTTGTAATGCATTTGCAGGACGTTGTATAAATATTCACCCTTCATTATTGCCTAAGTACAAGGGTTTACATGCTGTAGAACAGGCAATCAAAGCAGGTGAGGAAGTCACAGGATGTACTGTACATTGGGTGACAGAAGAATTAGATTCTGGTGGAATCATTAAACAACAAGAAGTTCCCATCTTGCCTGGGGATACTATTGAGACTGTCACTAGAGCAATCCAACAGGCAGAACATCAACTCTTACCTTTGGTAATTAATGCATTATGAAACTTGAAGAATTGATTAAAGAGATCCCTAATTGGGAATCACAATACCTCAATGAGGCAAAAAATCTTACTGATAGAGAGAAAGAAATTCTTAAGGGTGATCCTATAAGGTCGCATGAGGGAATGATCTATGGTAGAATGTATGCTGACTGGAAACGTCAACGTGGATGGGATTAAAGGATCATCTAGGGCCTAAGAAAGACTGGACTAAAGAAGAATGGTTGAAACATGCTTGGGTTCAAAGACACAAT